GATTTTCTTGAAACATTATCTACGGTTTCAGCAACCCCTTGGTCATAAAAATGTTTGGCAAACTTGTCAGGATTCATAGCAACCGAAAAGGCTTTATGGTATCCTACAGGATCAGCAATTAAACCATCTTTATCCATAAATTTGTTAATAAAATTATTAACGTCAGATTGAACATTTTTAAGTTCTTGTGCATCTCCTGGTTTAAAAGAAATATTTTTTTCACCAACTGAAAATTCAAAACCTTTGAATTCGCTGTTAAAAACCGACTCGGTCTTATCTAAGAAATAATCATACTTTTTTTTGTTTCCCTCTGTAACAGTTTTAGATTCCTCTACATACTTTTTATAAGCATCAATTTCTTCTTGCTGATCTTCTGATAATCCACCCCCGCTTGACTCAAGAGGAGCTTTATATTTATCTTTCTGTTCATTAAGAAATTTCTTTGCCTTAGAAAGTTCTCTTTTTTTCGCTAATTTTATTTTTCTAATATCCTTTTCATCGTCTAAGTCTTCGTCATATGAAAACTTATCTTCAATAATATCTTGGATATCATCTGAGTCTAAACCTTCTTCAGTCGACTCATAATAATTAGCAAGTATAGCATTGTCCTCCATGCTATCAATGTCTTTTTGTAAATTATAAAAGTCATTAATACCACGACCAGTTTCCTGCTTATACTTTAAATACGCAGATACATCTTCTGGTAAATCAGGGTTTGCCTCTTTTTCCGCAAACAATTCATCAACTGAATTAATATCTTTATTGTATCTTTTTTTAATATATGAAATAACATCATCATCAGTAAATTCTGGTAGTGATGTTTCTTCATTCTTAGTTTCATCAACCGATATTTCTTCGGTAGTTGAATTTTCTTTATTACTAAAATCTATTTTATCAATAGATTCGTCTTTTGTTTCTTTTTTCTCAAATTGTTCTTTGTGTTCTTTTAACAAAGTTTCTTCAACTTGCGCTCTTGATTTCTCTTCGACATTTCCGTCTACTGCTTTTACTGTAAATTCCATTTGATTTTATTTTTAACAAAGTTAATACTTATTTAATTATAATTTTAGACTATTTATCTTGGATTAAATTCTGCTAAATCAAACCCATCTAAGCTGTCTTCGTTGGACTCAAAGTTAATAGCTGGTAAATCTCTTTTCTTCTGTTCGATCATTTTAGAGGTTTGAGTTGATTGCTGACTAATCCTTTCATTTTTTGCATTCTCTCTTTCATTCTCTCTGGTTTTTAAGTTTTCACTCTCTAAACCTTTTAATTGCATTTGCATCTGGAATTCCACTTGCATTAACTGTTGTTTTAATTCAGCTTCTCTTTGTAATTTTTGAATATCAAAAGCAACCTCCGCTTCTTTTACTGCAATTTTAGATTGAGTTTCTACCTCATTGGTTTGCATTGCTAATTGTGCCGCAGCTTGTTGCGCTTGCATTTGCATCTGCGCTTGCATTTGTTGTTGTTGCGCTTGTTGCTGCTGCTCCATAAGTTGTTTAGCTTTACGCTTAACTTTAAGCAATTGATTCGCCATTTTTAAATTAGATATTTCTCTAATATCAATAGCGTCTTCAAGATTAATATCTGATTTTGATAAAGCCATTTGAATGTTTTGTTCCAACATAGCTTTTTCTTCTTCGTCTGGCATAAGTTCTATAAATACACCAAAGTCATACAGATACAAATTTTTAATATCTTCTATTATACTTAAATTATATTTACCAATTTGCATTGCAAACTCATCTTTAAAATCAGCAAACTCTAAAACATCTGCGGTTCTAATAGATAAACATTCTGCTAAAGTTTTTGTAATGTATAGACTTGCATTTAAAATATGTCTTGTAGCTACATTAGAATTTAATGCTGCTAACTTTTGAACACCAACTAATGAATTTGGATCAGGACTTGATCCATCACGAGCTTCATTTAAACCTGTTACAGACCTTATCATGTCTAAATAATGATTATAGTTGCCGATAAGCATTTGCATCTTACTTGCGCCACTATTAGCTGTTAGCTGAGTTATTGGTACTCTTGCATTATTGTATTCACCATCCTGCGTGTAACTTCTACCAATAACACTACCTGTTTGAAAATATAAACGCAATGCATCTTCAGGATTATATGCGTTACCAGTTCCTAAATCAACTTCATTTAAACCATCAGCATCAATAAACACACCGTCTGGAACTACTCTTGAAACTACTTGTTGTATTTTTAAATGACTAATTTGAATTAAATCTGCAAATGGTATCATTCTTTTAACTAAAGACTCTAACTGTCCTTTGTACATTTTTGGCGCACAAGCTACATAGTTAGGCATAGCATATTGACTTGCTGATTTTGGTCTAACCATATTTTCTCCAAGTTTCCATTGAAGCATAATATTAGTTCCCATAACCATAATACCATCATACCAAACATCAATAGTTTTAGTAACTTTTTCAAAACTTCCTTCATCCATCATTTCTTGTGGTGGATTAAATTGATCGTCTTTTTCAACAGTTTTAAATGTTCCGTCTGGCATACTTTTCTTTTTGTAAACAAAAGTATGTGTAGTCTTATAATTAAAATACATTAATGTAGCAGTATCCCTGTGAAACATACTGTTCTCATAGAATTGTGCCGAATTATAATAGTCATACCAAGACTGACTATATTTAGAAATTTCAGATAAATCTTCGTTTGTTAAAGTAGGATCTATTTTAAGTAACTCTCCAATTGGAACTGTTTTAATTTCACCCCAATAAAAAGTATCTTTAAAATAAGGATCTTCAGTATAACTGTAAACTACATTTGCTGGATCTACATATTCAACTCGAACACCTTCTCCTGGTAAAAACATATGTTTTGCCATACCAATCCCTAAACAAGTAATATCATAATCTACACGTTTCCTTGTATCATTATAATGACTTGCTTGAAATAATGTATCTATAGCTTCTTAAGTTGCAATTTCTATAGAAGGTTTATAATTCATTTGCATGAAAAGTTCTAACTCTGCATCTGTTTCTGGTAAATCTTCTTCTTTAGTTTGAAATACATTAATACCAAAATCAGATTCAATTTGTTGTAGTAAAGGTTTTGCAAGCATATCACCCTCTATCATCTCTTGATATTGGTTTCTTTTTTCAGCTGACAATGCGTCTTGCGCTACTGCCTTTACTTTAAAAAGTCTATCATTCATTCCATTAACTACTATGTCAACAAATTTTGGAATAATAGGAACTGGTGTCCAATCTAAATTTAAATAACTTAAATCACCATCAACAGCTAATTCATTTTTATATTTACCAATAGACTGTTCTCCACGAGCATATAATCTTAACCGATGAAAATCACCTGATTGAGAATAAAACCTACAAGACCCACTATCTCTTCTAAACCATTCGTATTGTATTGCTTGTCCAACTTGAAGCCCAAATTCCATTGTATCTTTAACGGAATCTGAAGCAAATTGGTCTGGAAATGCAGATGCATTTACTTGTATTTTTACGTCTTTCATTTATTAAGTAATTGACTAACTGAATTCTTATTATTATATCTTGCAAAGTTAATGCTTATTTTCGATTTTTCTTTAGCAGGTGTGTACAAGTGTTTTTGGTTTGCCATTATAGCTAACCCCGAACTAATTGACGCATCAAACTTTGTTCGATTATTAATGTCAAATTTTGCCCAATCCTCTAAAGTTCTTTGAAAATACATTATACCCATTTCATCACTGTCTCTATAATTTTCGATTAAATCTAAACCAACATGTTTTTCTATATACGACTCTATTGCAGAAGCGTGTGATTGTTTTACATCTTCACTTGAATTGGGAATCCCACCTAACTCTTTTTCTGTTTTAGATAATTTATTAAATGTTTTATCAGGTCTATTTATACTAAACCCTCTATAACCTCTATTTTTTAAGTGATACAATAAACGAGGTTTATTATTTTCACATAATATTGGCATTCCATAAAACACACAAGCCATTAATATTTCTTCAAAAAATATTTCTGCGGTTTGAGGCCGAGCTATATATTCTAAAAAGAATTCATTGCTTGGTGCATTGTCCATATTAAATTTAGTCATACCATGTAAAGAACCATTTGATCCCTTACCAACTACAACTCCTGAAATATCATATGAATCACATCCAAACGAACCTACATGTTCATTACCTGGATATTTCCTTCCATTTTTTATTGTTACATTATTCTGTAATGACCTTTCAGGTAACCAAGATACAAAAAATCTTCCTCTTTTATCAGGACTCCAGATTACTCGACTATCTAAAATTCCATTTTCCCAAGAAAAAGATCCTTGAGTCATGTTTTGACCCATAATCAAAGAGTCATTGTAATCTATTTGTTGGTATATTTTAGTTAAATTAAATAATGATTGCTTACTCTCATCTCTAAATGCATGCGATTCAGTTCTTGGAAACTGTCTATAAAATTCATTTAAAGCATCTGGATCGCTTGATAATGAATCTACTTCGTTTTGCCAGTACACTATTGCGCCTTGTGAAATCATTTCACCATCTATGCCAAGCACTGGTTTATTAGGATTACTAAAAACAGGCATACCATACATATCAATAAACCCCTCCATATTCCATTCCATAGGGATGAAAAGTGAATATAACCCACTTTTAGTTTGACCATTTGAGTTACGGTTAGTACAATCAGAATCGTAATACAGTTTTTTAAAATTAGCCCCACCTTTTTCTAAAGCATTAGATGTTGAACCCATCATACACTTTCCAACAATCTTACTACCTAATCTTAAACACGTTTTTGTAACCCTCCAGTTATTTAAAATATTATCAGGTCGCTCCCATTTACCACTTTCATCATGTAATAGTAAACGTAATTTTTCCCCATCATAACTGTTGTCTCCAGTATTTTTCCAGTCAATAGTTGTGTCTAATCCTTCAAGCTCTTGTTCCTCAGTTAGATACATATTTTTCTTAGTGATCTTTGCTGCTGGAACTCTATAAGCTAATTCTGTTTTAGGCTTATCCATACCATCTTGTATGGGTTTAAAAAAGAAAGGATAGTTGTTAGATATAGGTACAATTTTATCTGTAAACATTTTTTTTGCATCAGAACCTGTTTTAGAAAGTATTCCAATTCGAGCATCTTTTGTTATTGTACCCATGTTTACTCCTTCGCAAGAAGCCATAAATGAAAATCCAGAACGCCTAATTTTTAAATAGTCCATCCCAAAACTTCTTTTATCTGCTTTACAAGCTTCCCAAAAAATATAAAAGATTCTATTTGCCTCTCTAAAATCTGGAGACCCTATATCAATTTTTGTCCATTGCAAATACATGTAATGCGTACCTGTAATATAAGTAGGTTTTCCGTTGTTTAAAAACCAATGACCTTGTTCCCTAAAGTTAAATTCATTTTCAATATAATCTACCCACTCGTTTTTAAAACTTGCAGGAGTATTATGCCATTGAAATATAGATTTTATTCTTGATAATTGTTTTGGCAGTGTTTTAGCTTCCCAGTATTGATCTTCTTTTTTATTCGATCTTTTAAAAACTTCTTTAGGAATTTTAGGAAGTGCAATGTTTAATCCGCTTACATTAATTACATCTTCAATTTGACCTGTTTTAGATATTACAACAAAATTATATTTTTCATTATAACCGTAGGTCCAGCTTTTAGCTTTGTTTTTTGTAGTCAAAACATTTTTAGGAACTATATTTTTAAGTTCTTTATATAATTTATTTTGACCTTGA